ATGGATCAGTTTCAGTATCTAAAAGGACTGCGATATTTAAAAGGTTCCAGACTACCGATGACCCACATGTCCTACTGATCCAACCACAAGCAGCATCACACGGTGTCACGTTAACACGCGCTAATACAATCGTGTGGTGGGGCCCTACGAGTAGCTTAGAGACATACGCCCAAGCCAACGCACGTATACATAGGAGTGGTCAATCCCATAAATGTACAGTGGTGCAACTGCAAGGATCTGATGCGGAGAAACACGTTTACAAACTTCTAGATAATAGAATACACATACACACAAAAATTATAGATTTATACAAAGAAATACTTGACTAACCCATTATATGACACTATATGTTAATTATAGAGCGAGGGAATTTTATGGATATAGCAACTTTAATAAAGACGTATATTAAAATACGTGACACTCGAGCATCCTTACAGGCAGATTTTAAGGAGAAGGATTCCAATTTAATCAGGCAACTTGATGCCATCAAAGAAGCAATCAATGAGTACTCCGACATTAATAACTTAGAGAGTGCGAGGACTTCTGAGGGTATGTTTTACAGGACTGCCAAGACTAAGTACTGGACTAGCGATTGGGATTCTATGTATGAATTTGTTATAGAAAATAAAGTTCCTGAGTTCTTTGATAAACGTCTAAATCAAACACATGTTAGACAATATTTAGAAGAGAACCCCGATAAGTTCCCTAAAGGTTTAAATACCGAAACGGAACATGTCATTTCTGTAAGGAAGAAAAGATGATAGAAGAGTCTTATGTACCTATAGATGATGTTGCTAAACACTTTACTGTGTCAATATCTACAATACGTGCTTGGGTACGGCACGGCAATATCCCTCCAAATACATATATAAAGATAGGGAACACATACCGTTTTAAGATTAGCGAGGTAGCTAACGCTTTAACTAACTCTAAGACTGAGGATGCTAAAGGAATGGAAGAAGTAATGGACTCAATAAGTGAGGACATAGCCGAGGAAGAACAATTAGAATTTAATTTTGACGAAGATCAATAATAGGAGAAGAGAATGACAGAAAATTATAAAATACAAAACGTAGAGGCTCTATGGCCTAAGATAAACACTACGTATAGATTTGATAGAGATGAGAACAGATCTGTACCTTGTAGTGCTTTAGACGATGGGTCAGAGTACTCTATGCAATTTAAGATGAACGAGGAGAAAGCCAAAGCACTCTATAAAGAAATGGCTAAATCTTATACTGCTAAAAAGCAAAAGGGGTGGCCTGAGAAATTAGCTATGCCTTTTGAAAAAGATGAAGATGGTATGTACATAGGTAAAGCACGATTAAAGGGTGCATATGGTACAGACCCAACTAGAAAACCTGCACAGTACGATGCAAAAGGTAACAAGTTAGATAATGATTTTCTTTTGACTACTGGTAGTTCAGTTAATGTACTCATATCTTTCTACCCTTGGAGTATGCGAGGTAACGCAGGGGTATCTTTAAGATTGAAAGCTGTACAGATAGTTAAATATATTCCGAGAGAGGAGCCATCTCCTTTTGAATCGGTAGAGGGTTTCAATGCTTCTGATGATATTGCTGAAGCTTTTGGTGACGCATCACCAGAGCCAACAAAAGAAGTTATTGAAGAACCAAAGAAGCTCGTCAAAAAGTCTGCAACACCTCCCAAGGCAGACTCCACCCCCACAACTGATGACGAGTTAAGTTCTATTGTTGAAAACTGGGATGATGCCTAGAGAGTAAACAATAGTTCTTCACTGTGGCTAGGGCATAGCGTCCTCCGAATTGCGTCCCGAAAAGAGTATAGTGCAAAATACTCCTGCCACGGTGTCTTCTAAGAGGGTGGAAAAATGGAAACAAAAGAATTTTTAGAGAGCGTACTAAGTCCCGAAGGACAGTACTGCGTAGTCGGTCATAGTGGGAAAAAGATCGTACATAAATTTTATGGGTCTGTAGATCAGATCGTTACCACTGCTAAAGACATGGACAACAATGGGTTAAATGCTTTCTATGCATTGGCCTCATTTAAAGAAGGCACTACAAGAAAAGTAGATAATATCAAACACCTCAAATCGTTTTTCTTAGATTTAGATTGTGGGTTGACCAAGGATTACCCCAACAAAGGTGAAGCGGTGGACGCGTTGCGTCGGTTCTGTAAGAAACTATCCTTACCTAAACCTGTTATGGTGAGTTCAGGAAGGGGAGTGCACTGCTACTGGCTGTTAGCAACTGAAGTAGAATATACGGATTGGCTTCCTGTAGCAGAGAAACTAAAGAAACTATGTGCTGTACATAACCTACTAGCTGACCCTGCTGTAACTGCTGATGGTGCTAGAATATTACGTGTGCCCGAAACACATAACCATAAATCAGATCCTCCTCTAGATGTATCTATAATAAGTAAGGATATTAACTTTGTATCTATTGAGGAATTTACTGATCTATTAGGGGGTGTATCTCCTATTGTGGAAGACATAGAACCTAGTGCGGTTAGTAACAAACACTACGAGAATATGGAGAACTCTTTTAAACGTATATTGGAGCGTACATCAAAGGGTAATGGTTGTGGACAGATAAAATATTTAATAAAAAATCAAGCTGATATAAGTGAACCTTTATGGAGAGGGGGGTTATCTATAACAAAGTTTTGTGTAGATGGGGAAAAGGCATCCCAATTTATTTCAAAGCACCACCCAGATTATTCAGAACAAAAGACAAAAGATAAGGTGGAGGGTATAAAATATCCCTACTGGTGTACTACGTTTGACGAACACAATCCTGATATATGTACTGAATGTCCTTTTTGGGGGAAGATAAAAAGCCCTCTTGTATTAGGTAGTAGAATAAAAGAAGCCGAAGAATCGGAAGAAGATATAGAAAAAGACCTCGGTACAAACACGCAGGATAGTATACCAACATACCCTTCTCCTTATTTTAGAGGAAAGAATGGGGGAGTATACGTTAGATATTCAAATGCAGATGGGGATCCAGAGGATAAGCTAATATACCATAACGACTTATACGTTGTTAGCAGACTGAAAGACCCTGAAACAGGAGAAGGTATCGTTATGCGTCTTCATCTACCTAGAGATGGGGTAAGGGAGTTTACAGTTCCTTTAACTGCTGTAACATCAAAAGAAGAGTTTAGAAAACACATGTCTATGCAGGGCGTAGCAGTAACAAAAATGGATCAGATTATGACATATACAACGGCTTGGGTTAACGAACTACAATTAAGAAAGGAAGCAGATATTGCCCATAAACAATATGGATGGGTAGATAGTAAATGTGAAGCTTTTATAGTTGGTAGAGAAGAGATAACTAAAGAAGGTGTAAAGTCTAACCCTCCTTCTACACATACTCTAAGTACTATAGATAATTTCCAACCAAAAGGTACATTGGAGAATTGGAAGAAAGCCTTAGATTTTTATAACAGAGATGGTTTTGAACTACATCAATTAGTAGTAGGAGCTTCTTTTGGTTCTCCTCTCGTCGCTTTCACCACAGTACATTGTGGTTGTGCAAATCTTAATGGAGATACAGGTATAGGTAAGACAGCCGTACAACACGCAGGTTTATCAGTGTGGGGATCTCCTAAAGATTTACTTATTGAAGAGGATGATACAGCCGCGTCTAGAATGAATAGGGGAGAGGTATACCATAACCTACCATTCTTTTTAGATGAGTTGACAAATAAAGACCCAAAAGAATTAAGTGATCTTGCGTATAGACTTACAGGTGGAAGACAACGGAACCGTATGATGGGGGGTTCTAATCAGGAGAGGTACAGGGGAGACCCTTGGCAACTCTTGGCGGTAACCAGTGCCAATGGAAACCTAATAGAGAAAATAGGTTTGTTGAAAACAATGCCAAAAGCAGAAGCACAAAGAATCTTAGAGTGTAAAACAAAGAGAATGAAGTTTGAAACAAAAGAAGAGACCGATGAATTTACTATGTTGATGTTAAATAATTATGGACACGCAGGTAGAATATACATCAAGTCTATAATGAATGATATAGAAGGCGTTAAAAAACTATTAAAGGAAGTACAACTTAAGATAGATACTACAGCAGGGCTTACTGCGCAAAATAGATTTTGGTCTGCGTTTATGGCTTGCTCTATGACAGGTATATTGTTGGCAAAGAAAGCTGGATTAGTAAACTATGACACCAAGAAGTTATTTAAATTTATGGTAGAAACACTGAGGAAAAACCTACACGCAAGTAATGATATGGGGGCTTCAGTAGAGGAGTTACTTAATGATTACATCCACGAACATTATAGTATGGTGCTATGGATAAAAAGCACGGACGATTCTCGTGGCGATTCACTCGTTGTGCCCGAAGCGTTACCAAAAATTAAGTTGGTAGCTAGATACGAGACAGATTTAAAAAAGGTATACTTATTACCAAAGCCTTTAAAGAAGTGGTGTGGTATGCATCAAGTAGACTATGCTTCTTTTTTACAAGACCTCAAAGAAAAGATGAACTCCACTACTGGGTTAGTAAGGCTTAGTAAAGGTACACATTTAAATTTACCTCCAACAAGAGTCATAATAGTAGACTGTAATTTGGATAAAAATAATGAAACAGAGCGTACTGAAGATCTTTGATTTAAACCCAGATCGTGTTAGAATTGTTGTTAACTGGGATAAAATGGTTCCGAATGCATCGGTGTTTATCCCTTGCGTCAATACAGAAAAAGCTATTGGGCAAATAAAAAAAATAGCAAAACAGAAAGATTGGGAGATCGAAGTCCGTATTAGGATCGAGGATACAAAACTCGGTATACGTTTATGGAGGATATCTTAATGTGGCAAGGCAATATATTTAGATTTGTAAATCATTGGTTAGGGCAACGTAGAATACCCATAACTAGATTAAAACATAAATTAGGTAGGCGATGTTACTACAGAGCGCGTTAATATGTTTAGCTATGAATATCTACCATGAGGCTCGAAGTGAACCTGTGAATGGTAGGATAGCGATTGCAGAAGTTACCCTCAATAGGGTCGCATCCAAAC